TTAGAGTATTGTTCAGTATTTGAAGATAACGAAAATGGAGCAGAGATATATGAGTAAATTAATTTATTTACCTTTAGAACATATACCTTCAAGGTATACGGTTCATATGGATAGAGACATTACAGAATATTTAGAAAAATCAGGGAAAGAATTTATTAAAATATATCCTGATATTCCTACACCTACATCAATGAAAGCTGGCAGTTTCTTAGATGCTGAGTTTACAATCAGATTTAAGGCTGCTCAGATTGAAGAGTTGGCTAGATTATATCGTGAAGATGTGATTGATTCAGGTGACATTATTTGGAGTTCTGATTTATGGCATCCTGGGTTACCTGAAAGTGTTGCTTATATGAATTACTTTGCTAAGAAAGATGTTAAGTTAAGAGGATTCATTCATGCAGGTTCATTTACTGATACTGATTTCGTAAGAGATTTAGAACGATGGGCTAAAAACTTTGAAGATAATTTATTTGATATATGTGATAAAATCTATTGTGGTTCAGAGTTTATAAAAAATGATATAGTAAAGAAAAGAATTGTAAGTCCTGATAAGTTTGAAGTAACAGGACTTCCCTTAGATGAAAAAGGTCTTCAAAAGTATTGGGAAAAAGATACAGAAAAAGAAGACATCGTAATATTCAGTGGTAGAAATGTAGATGAAAAACAACCTTGGTTATTTGACCAGTTGTCTGATAGTCTAAAAGGTAAAGCTGAATTTATCAATACACAACAACATAACTTTTCAAAGGATGAGTATTATGATTTATTAAGAAGGGCTAAAGTTGTTGTAAGTTATGCTCTTCAAGAAAACTTTGGATTCGGTGTAAATGAAGCTGTATATTTAGGTTGTACTCCTGTACTTCCTAATAGATTAGTTTATCCTGAATTTTATAGTGATGAATATTTGTATAATACTTTTGATGAAAGTGTTGAAAAAGTAGAAAGTATACTTGATGATTATGAGAGTTGGATGCCAACTAAAGAAAGTTGTCAAATGGGTGTACTTGGACAAGGTAATAATTTTATAATGGAGAAATGGTTCAATGAGTAAATTTAAATATTTTCCTTCATTCTCAGCTGGTGAGTATGGAGATAAACTAAAAAAAGATTTCAGATTCAGAAATGGTAGAACTTGTCGTTTTTATTCTGATGAAATGGAAGAAAAATATAAACACAATGAAGTGTTAATTACAGCTGGAGCTCACTTTAAAACAGATGGTTATAGAGATAAGTTAGGTCTTACAAAAGATAATCTTGTTATGGGAGACTCAGGTGGTTATCAGATTGCTTCTGGAGCTATGAAATGGGATATAAAACATCGTGATAGAATATTTAAATGGTTGGAAGAAAACACAGATATTGCTATGAACTTAGATATCCCTCCTAGATTAAAATATCAAGGACAATATGGTGAGTGTTTAGAAATCAGTAAAGAAAACTTTAAATATTTTTCAGACAATCAAACAGGTTCTACACAATTTATGAATGTAATTCAAGGTGACGATGAACATACTTATATGAATTGGTACAATGAAGTAAAAGACTTTGACTTTATGGGTTGGGGTGTTGGAGGTTGTGGTGGTAGTTTATATCGTTTTATGTCTGGTGTATTAGCTTTGATAAATGGTAAAGAACATTTAAAAGATTCTACAAAAGTAATTCATATTTTAGGTACTTCTAAAATCAGAGATTTCTTAATGTTAAAACAATTATCAAAGTCAATTGGAGAAGTTGGAAGTAAAGCAATTATTACTACTGATAGTTCCTCTCCAGATAGAGCTGTCGTATTTGGTACATTCTATACAGGATTTAGTATGAAGCGTGGTACATTTGAATCAGTTAACTTTCCTAATGAAAAACATCAAGGTGATATAATTCATCAATTCAACGAATTGCCAGACAAAAGATGGCCTCGATTAACAGATTTTGATGATGTATTAGCAGACACAATTGATTGGTCAGATGTTGTGAATTGGAATCCTGATTGTACAATTGGTATGAGAATGCATAATTTTTATCTATTCAAGGATGCTATACAACAAGTAGAACATTATATAGATGGACACGATTATATTTTAGAACAAGTAGTTGCTAAAGATACTTATACGGTGTTAAAATCAATTGATGAAATGGTTAAAAGTGATAAACCTATTCAAGTGTTTGAAAAATATAAACATTTGTATAAAAAACTAAGTAATACTAAAAAAGAACATTCTTATGCTTCTAATCAATTTTTTGGGTAAATATGTATCAGAATATTCATATATCAAAACAAAATAACAAACTAAAAGTACATTTATGGGACGATGAGTTTGGATATAAAACATTTGATTATAAATCATATGCTTATATGAAACATGCCGCTGGCACTTATCGTAGTTTGTACGGTGATAAGTTAAAAAAAGTAAACTATTGGACTGCTGAAGACATGCCTAATATGTTTGAATCTGATGTTCCCGTACCAACAAGAGTATTAGTTGACAGATATGCCGAGTCAGATGAAATGTCAAAAGGTCATCGTGAAATGATAATTGATATTGAGGTAGAAGTTACAGAGGGATTTCCTAACATTAATACAGCTGATAATAAGATTACTGCTATAGCTTTGTATGACAGAGTTATGGATAAATACTCTTGTTTTGTATTAGGTAATGTTCCTAAAACAGATGTAGTAGAATCTTTTCAATCAGAAGAAGAATTGTTACAAAGATTTTTTCAAAAGTATTTGGAAATAAATCCTACAATCATTACAGGTTGGAACACAGACTTTTTTGATATACCTTATTTGTACAATAGAACACAACGAGTATTAGGTAAACAGATTGCAGATTCATTATCTCCTATAGGACAAGTTAGTTGGATAGAATCAAAAAGTAGATATAAAATAGCTGGTGTTTCATCTCTTGATTATTTAGGATTATACAGATTATTTAATTATTCAGAAAAATCATCATACAGATTAGATGTAATTGGTACTGATGAAGTTGGTATTGGTAAGATTGAATACGAAGGGACATTACAAGATTTATATGAAAATGACATTAACAAATATGTTGAATATAACTTAAATGATGTTGTGATTGTGAAAGCTCTCGATGATAAGTTAAAGTTTATTGACTTGGCTCGTAGTATTGCTCACAAAGGGCATGTACCATATGAAGACATTTATCATTCAAGTAGATATTTGGAGGGTGCTATATTAGTGTATCTGAAAGACTTAGGTGTGATTGCCCCTAACAAACCTAATAATCAAGGTTATAATAGAAGTGATGATGAACGATTTTCTGGAGCTTATGTTAAAGAACCTATCCCTGGAAGATATGAATGGGTGTATGATTTAGATTTAACATCAATGTATCCTTCTACAATTATGTCTTTAAATATATCTCCTGAAATGAAATTGGGTAAGATAATTGGTTGGGATGCTGAAGAGTTCAGAAATGGTGTTGAAAAAACTTATACAATAGAAATAGGTAATAAAACAAAAACTTATTCTAACACAGAGTTAAAAAGATTATTTGCTGATAACCACATATCAATATCTTCAAATGGTATTATGTATCGTAATGATAAAAAAGGTTTGATTCCTTCTTTGTTAGAAAGATGGTTTGATGAGAGAGTTGAATTTAAAAGATTGATGAAAAAACATGGTAATGCTGGTGAAACTGATAAGTATGAATATTTTCATAAAAGACAATTAGTTACAAAAATTCTACTTAATTCAATGTATGGTGTTTTAGGGTCACCGATATTTAGATTTTACGATATTGATAATGCTGAAGCTACTACATTGACTGGTCAGTCGTTAATTAAATTTACAGAAAAAGTGACGAATTTCTATTACAACAACGAGTTAGGTGATAAAAAAGACTATTGTATTTATACAGATACAGATTCAGTATTTTATCCTGCTACCCCTTTAGTTAAACATAGATTCCCTGATGGTGATTTGAATGATGATACATTTATGACAGAACAAATTCTATCAGTTGCTAAAGAAGTTCAAGACTTCATTAATAAATCATATGATTATTTTGCTCATAAATTTTTAAATATAAAAAGAGGCCATAGATTTGATATTAAACAAGAATGTATTGCTAAGGCTGGATTTTGGGTTACAAAGAAAAGATATGGGCAATGGATTATCAACGATGGTGGTGTTGTTTGTGATAGACTTGATGTAAAAGGATTAGATATTGTAAGGTCAAACTTTCCTCCTGCTATGAGAGAGTTGATGAAAGGTGTTTTACAAGATATTTTAGCTAACAAAGACAAACAATTAATAGATGACCAGATTTTAGAATTTAAGGATGCAATGAAAACTAAAAACATCGTTGATGTTGCTCTACCTACTGGTGTTAAGAATTTAAAAAAGTATATGGTAAAAGGTAAAAAAACATCTACTTTTACAAAAGTAATGAAAGGGACTCCAGCGCATGTTAAGTGTGCTATCATTTACAATGACTTATTAAATTATTTTAAAACAGATAATCAATATGGTCCTATCAGTAATGGAGAAAAGATTAAGTGGGTTTATTTGAAGGATAATCATTTGAAATGTGCCGCTGTAGGTTTCAAAGGTTATGAGGACCCGCCACAAGTTATGGAGTTTGTTAAACAATATGTTGATTATGATAAATTGTTTGAAAGAGCTCTCAAGAAAAAAATTCATATGTTTTATGATGCGTTGAAATGGGATTTTCCAGTAAAGGAAGAAAATACACTTTCGAGGTTTTTTTAGTTGACGCGTATAGGAAAAGTTTCGTATATTAATAATATAAAATTCATAGGAGAATAAATGAATAAAAGTACATTAAATAGGTTCATTCAGAAATACAATCTGAGTGGAAATGCTGAACAAGTTAAATGGTCGTTCAATGGTGATAAAACACTTTCAACAAGATTTATCACAGGTGACAAAAGTTTATTAGGTTCAGTTAAGTTACAACAAGTTGACTTTGATGATGTTGATTTAGGAGTCTATGATACAGCTACTCTAAAGAGTTTATTAGCTGTATTAGATGATGACATTGATATTTCATTAACAAGACTTGATGAGAAAGCAATCAATATGATTGTAAAGAATAAAACAAATACAGGTGTGTCTGTTAATTATACATTATCAGATTTGTCTGTTATACCTGATGCTCCTGCATTAAAGAAAGTTCCACATTTTGGTACAGAGATAAACATTACAACAGATGTGATTGATAAATTTATCAAAGGTAAATCAGCTCTTCAAGATACAGAGAGATTTACAATTATAAATAAAGATGGTCAATGCTCACTTGTAATTGGATATTCTGCTACAAATACAAACAGAGTTAGTATTCCAGTTAGTACTTCTACTTGTGAATTAGTTGACAATTTATCATTTAATGCTGATTTATTTAAAGAAGTATTGGTTGCTAATCGTGAATGTAGAACAGCTACTTTAAAAGTTGCTAATGAAGGACTTGCTAAAATAGTATTCAATGTAGATAATTTTGAATCAGAATACTTTATGGTTTCAATGGAAGATGTTGATTAATGGAGAATACATTATGGGTAGAAAAATATAGACCTCGTGATTTACAAACTTATATTGGTAATGAACATCTTAAAAGTAAAGTAAAATTATATCTTGAAACTGAAGATGTTCCTCATCTATTATTATATGGTAGAGCCGGTACTGGTAAAACAACATTGGCTAAAGTTATTGTAAATAATATTGATTGTGATACATTGTATATAAATGCTTCTGATGAGAATAGTGTTGATGCAGTCCGTTTTAAAATTCGTTCATTTGCTTCAACAACAGGTTTTAAAGATATGAAAGTTATCATACTTGATGAGGCTGATTATCTTACACCTAATGCTCAAGCGGCTCTTCGTAATCTAATGGAAACATTCTCAAAACATTGTCGATTCATATTGACTTGTAATTATGTAGAGAGAATAATTGACCCAATTCAATCAAGATGTCAATCATACAAAATTGTACCTCCTTCTAAGAAAGAAGTTGCACAACAATTGGTTCATATCTTGAAAGAAGAGAATTGTACTTTTGAACTTGATGATGTAGCTTTGATTGTTAATGCAGGTTATCCTGACATTCGTAGAGTTATTAATTCAGCTCAAAGACAAATCGTTGATGGTAAGTTGAAGATTGATACGAGTTCTATAATTCAAAATGATTATAAAATAAAATTATTAGAAATGTTAACAAGTAATTCTAAACTAAATGATATGAGAAAATTGATTGCTGATAATTCAGTTAGTGATTATTCAGAGTTGTTTAGATTGTTGTACGATGAGGTTGAAACATATGGTAAAGATAAAGTTACAGAGTGTATACTAGCTATAGCAAGTGGACAACATCAAGATGTAAATGTAGTAGACAAGGAGATAAACTTTGTTTCTACTTTAATTAAAATAAAAAGAATATTAGGAGATTAATATGGCAATGTTAAATGACCCAAGTGGTGGTCCAGGAATGCACATTGATATGTCTAATGCTGTAGATATGAAATGTGAAAAATGTGAGTGGAAAACTTTTAAAAATACACACTTGATAAAAACTATATCAGCATTAGTGTCACCATCTGGAAAAGATATGATAATACCTATTCCAGTTTTTGCTTGTGAAAAATGTGGGCATGTAAATAACGAGTTTTTAAAAAATGAGTTTGAAGAGTAATGACATTATTTGATTGGTTAAATCAAATTCTTTTACACAAAAAGGATTGGAAAGACTTTGATGAATCAGAACAGAAAACATTCAATACATTTATGATAAATAGATTTTTGTCAATGAGTAGTGATTTTGTAGAAGCTGTTAACATTTGTCAAGAACATACTTATCAAATGAAAGATAAAGATGTTTATAACTTATATAAAAATTTGTTTCCTAAACAGAAAAAGTTTTTAAGATATATTAAAGGTAAGAAAGACAAGTTTCCTAAAAAAATGGTCTCATTTCTTTCTAACCATTTCGAAGTAAGTCAGAGAGAAATTGTAGATTATCTTGAAATTTTAAATAAGGAAACAATCGAAGAGATTTGTAAACATTACGGTAAAAATAAAAAACAGATTAAGGAATTAATGAAATGAATCAATTGATACAAGCAGCAACAGACGCTTATCAAGCACAAAGAACAGA